CAGTTGGTGTATTAGATACTGGGTATGTATTAGTATTGAAAGTTGATGGACCTGACCATCCATCAGCATTAATACCTGCTGAAGATCCACCATATCCACCAGCTCTTGTATATATATCTACAGGAATTTGTCCATTTTCTCCTCTACCACCAGAAAATTTAACATCCCCCACTGATAATGATGCTAAACCCCCACTACCACCAGGACCACCTTTTGTTTTTCCTCCCCATCCACCTTTCGCTAATAGTGTTGTTGTGTTATTAAAGTATGTATCTCCAGCAACATAATCATCTTCCACGCCAGAAATAGGTCTTCCATCTTGTCCGGCTCCTCCAGCCCCTCCAATACCAATTGAAATTTGATATGAATTTCCAGATATTACAGAATAAGTAATTTTTGAGTATGCTCCACCTCCACCACCAGCTCCACCGATGTATGGGGCGGGAATACTATCACCACCTCCTCCGCCGCCTGCTCCCCAAGCTTCAACAGTTATCACTCCACTAAAATCTGGTATAAAAGTTGTATTTCCTGTAAATGTTGTAGTTATAATTGCCATTTTTTTATTTATTATTTTATATTACTTCAAAAGTTCCATTTGATGTAAAAGTATGTATTGTATAACCAGCGACATCATAAAGTGAATTAACTGATTGTGTTATAGTTCCACCAGTGGCTTTTGTCCCACCTAAATATCTTATTATTACTATTCCATTACCACCTGTCCCGGCCGTGTCATCTCCATGTCCTGCTCCTTTTCCACCATTACCTACCGCTGCTCCATCAACTCTCGTAGATGTTGATGTTCCACCCTGACCACCTGCTCCATAATTAATTGGACTTCCACTAATTTCCCAGTCTGCTCCTAAATCCCCTTTTGTTGATAATCCCCTTCCACCAACACCATTTGTTTTTCCAGCCTCAAAAGTTCCTCCTCCACCAGATCCAGTAGTTGTTAAACTATCTCCTCCATCATTTCCATATGCTCCATAAATAGCAGAACCTCCACTATGATTTCCTTTTAATGCTCCACCACCACAACCACCATTAGCTCCATCTGGAGTATCAATTCTATAGCCACCTTTACCTCCACCATAGGCAACAATTTCATTAACAATAGTATTTCCACCATTGGTATTAGCCGATGTATTTGTTCCACCTTGTCCTATTGTAATTGTTAATTTATTAGCAGTGTAATCAGTATAATATAATAATTGTCCGGCTCCTCCACCTCCACCATATTCAGATATAGATGTCATTACTCCACCTCCACCACCTCCACCAACTATTAACATAGTTAATCCAGTTAGGTAGTTTTGAAGACCTATTTTATTATTTTGTAAATATAATTTAGTATCTTTAAGTAATAATTTTATATTCATATCTTTATTTTTATTTATCTGAATCAAAATGTTTTGGTAATCCATCCATCTTCTTACCATTCATCGCTATACCGACTTTCATTTCATTTATAATCTCTTTTATAGAATCTATTTTATTTGAGATTTTTTCGTGATCGGTAGTATTCTGTGTATTCACAGCCTCAATACCAGTCATAAATCTTTCTATCAGTATTTTTAATTCTGCTATATCTTTATTATGTGTATTTTCTAATGCTATTAACTTCATT